GATGGTTCAGGCTCTGCTACTACTTACATGACTAACGAAGACACAGCGTTATCAAACAGAATGATTGAAGACGTTCTTCAGCGTCAGCAAGTTGGTGCTGGATTCAAGCTTTACATTGACCGTGTATTTAGTGGTGGAACATTGAGTGACGCATTGAGTCGTTCAATCAGTTTTGACGCAACATTAACTTCTGCTTCTTTAGGTGTGACTCCTGATGATGCACAAGCAGTTACTGTTAATTTCCGTCCTGCTGGAGTTCCAACATTCGACTTTAGTAAGTCATAGAATCGTAACTGGGAAGGAAATGTTCAACCGACCCCGTCTTGTACGGGGTTTTTTATTGTTTATTAGGTTAGAATAATAGCGTATAAGTTTTTACTATGACCACAAGCCCTAGAGCTACACGATCACCTTTAAGAGCTATTGATCGTTTAAAGAAAGCTGCAAATTTAGAAGCTACTAGAAAAGAAGTTGAACTTTCTGATGGCAGCATATTTGAAATGTGGGTAACACCCTTAACAATGGCAGAAAGAGAAAGAGCACAAAAAGGAGCTAAAAGTGATGATGCAAATGAATTTGCGTTGAGATTATTAATGACTAAAGCTTGTGATGAGAATGGTGACAGATTATTTAAAGCTGGTGAGATTGATATTTTGAAGAATGAGGTAAGGGATGCTGATCTTCAGTCATTAATGCTTGCGGTTATTAATAGTAATGAAGATGACATCGACCCAAAATCCTAAGTGCGGAGCTGCGTAAAGATAATTTATTGATGCTTCAATTTGGTATTGCCAAGGAGCTAGGTAAATCTTTAACGGAAATCCGTCAAATGACATTAGAAGAAATTCTAGGTTGGAGTGCTTATTTTCAAGTTCTTAACGAAGATCAAGAGAAAGAAATGCAAAAAATCCGTAGGAGTAGGTAAACTATTGGAATATTAGGGATTTTGGGTCGTGGCTGTTGCTGTTATTGATATACGAGTCAAAGGTGGTAGTGAACTCTCAAGAGTACGAAAACAAGTTAAAGATATTAATAACTTGGTTAGAGGGATAAGACCTGTACCTGCATTATTTGATAAAAGAACATTCCAAGGACTTGATGCTCTTTTTGGCAAAAACAGACGAGTATTAGACGCAGCTAATAAACTTAGTAATGAATTAGAAGGTATTGCAAAAGCAGAAATTAAAATACAAGGAACGACAGCAAGTCTTAATCGACAATTAGGAAATTTACAAGGTGTTTTTGATAATTTAAAGAGGGGAGGAAAAGAGTGGAAAAATACTTTAGTTTCTATAGAAAGAGCACAGGTAGCAGTTGCTCAGGCAGAGCAAAAAGCAATGGTACAGAGACAAAAAGCTCTGTCAAATGCTTCTCAGGCTAGAGGTAGGGATATTGTTGGTAAGACACTTGCTTTAAGTATTGATAAAGAGGATATTGCTAATTCGATAGATGGTTTAACTGCTTATAGAAGTGAATTATTAAGATTATTTACTTCTGTTGAAATAGGCAGCAAACATTATTTGCAACTTGAGGAAGCAATTAAAAAAGTAGATAAACAATTAGAGAAGCCTAAACGTGCAACTGTAAGGACACCTAATATTACGAGAGGGATAGGTGGATTAGCTGGCAGAGAACAAGCACTTAAAGAAGCTTTAAGAATACAAAATCAACTAGAAACAGGAAGTGATGCACATATTAAATCAATTGTAGGAGTCAGAAAAGCACAACAGGCATATAACCAAGAGCTACGAGTTTCTAAAACAATTCAATCAGCATTAAATCTTGATCTAATTGTTTGGAAAAAACTATTGGATTCTGTTCCAGCAATTGTGGGAAAGATTGCTGGAGGAATGAAAGGATTGTTTATGGGTAAGTTTGGAAAATTAGGCCAAGCTGCTGGAGTTATTGGTGTTAGTAGTGCTATTGAACAATTAATACAAAAAATACCTTTCTTAGATCAAGGATTAAAAAATAATATTCAAAGTTGGGCAAGGTGGACACAAAGGGCGGTAGAAGGAATTACTGGTATCACAGTTGCTTGGACAGCATTAAATGGGTTATTAGGTGGGGCTCAATGGGTCGTAGGGGCTGTTGCAGGATTTGCTCAGTTTGAATCAGCAGCTTCTAAGGCTATCTGGACTATCGAAGGACAAATGACAAGAGCTTTTTCTACCTTTGGAAGATTCGCAAGGGAACTTCCTTCAATGGCTTCGGCTTTAGCAATGATTATGCCTGAGTCTTTAGGAGGTATGGGAGTAAAAGGATCATTCTTTGATTATTTAGGAGATGACAAAGGAGGTAGAGACAAACTTAAAGAAACGATGCTTGGAGGAGAGGAAAGAATAGAAGATAAACGTTATCGAAAAGCAGGAGGACAAACTGATTTACAAAAGAAACAAGCAGATTTAAATCAAGTCAATAAAGCGTTATCGCAAAGGAATACAACAGAGAAAGATTATATTCAATTATTACAACGTAAATTCAAACTTGAAAGTGATGTAAGTAGAGAAAAAAGAAAACAACAAGTAATGGAAGTTAAGGCTGGCAAGCCTTTTGAAGAAGTTTTTAAGAAAGAAATTGATGCTTATAACAGCAGAGTTAAAAAGAAATTAGATGCTGAGAAAAGAGCAGAAAGAGAAATTCGTTCTGAAAGAGCAAAAAGGGCAAAAGCAAATAAACAACAATTGATAGATGAATTAAAAGAAATAAAAACTGCTGAAGCAGCAGAAATGAAGAAAATCAAGAACGTCATGGCAGCAGACGCAAAAGCACATAAAAAAGCTCTTGATATGGAGAATCAACGCAGGAAAGCAAGAAAAGACAGGATGGGACGGCTAGGAGAGAACTTGATGTTAGGTGCAGGTTTCCCAATGTTATTTGGAGGAGGAGCTGGAGCTGTTGCTGGTGGAACGGTTGGAGCTTTAGCTCAAAGTGCAATGGGATCTCAAGGGTTTGGAGCACAGATTTTACTTAGTGCTTTAGGTCAACAGTTTGATGCTTTTGCTAAGAAAACATCTGAACTAGGTCAAGCATTTACTGCTTTAGATAAAGACACAACTCCATTAATTGAAGGCTTAGGAAAAACAGGAACTGAATTTGAAAAACAAATTCAAGCATTAGAAAAATTAGGTGAATCAGAAAAAGCGTTTGCTTTGGCTAGAGATGAAATGGTTAGATTAGTTGGAGCAGATGGAGTTGAGTCTTTAACTGAATATGGAGAAAATACAAGAGAATTAAGCAGTATATGGAGTCAATTCATGACTCAAATGGGTGCAGGTTTAGCTGAACTAATTAACTCTTCAGGCATGTTGAAATCAATAATTGAATCGTTAAGTAGTGCTGTAACATTGATGAGAGGACGTGGAATGATAGAAACAAATCCTGAGATAGCAGAAGTTTTTCAAGAAATGGAAGATAAAAGACTTGAGCAAGGTAAATATCGTCCTTGGGAAAGAGGTACAGGAGGAAGAAAAGACCAAGGAGAAAGTCGTGTTAATTATGAAATAAGAGTAAGCAGACAGAAAACATTCGGACAATTAAATGAAGAAGTAAAGTTACTTGTTAAGAAAGCGGATTTACTAAAAGCAGAAGAGTCGGGTTTAGCATTAACAAATGCTTTAAAAGCTGCTGGTACAAAATCTTTAGAAGAGGAAATTGCTCATTTAGAAAGATCTTTAAAAATAGGTAGTAAAGCAGTAGAGCAAGAAAAAGAAGCAGCAGATATTTATAAACAACAGAAAGATGCTTTAGGCAAAAAGTTGGAATTAAATGAAGAAGATTTTTTAAAATTAGTAAAGAAAAGAGATCAATTAAAAGAACAATTAGAATTGTGGAAGCAAATCAAAGACACGATTGCTGGTGGATTAACAAATGCAATTACAGGATTAATTGAGGGGACTAAAACTTTAGGTGAAGCTTTAGGTTCAATTGTTAAACAAATAGGTCAGATATTTCTAAATAAAGCTCTTACAAGTTGGATTGGAGGAATGAATTTTGGTGGTCCTTCTGTTGGAACTCAGGTAGGTAGCATGATTGGAACTTTTGGAGAAGGAGGGCATGTTGCAAATGGCATTAAATCTTTCTCTACTGGAGGTTTAGTTACCAGACCTACTATTGGTCTTGTAGGAGAAGCTGGAGAGGATGAATACATTATTCCTTCCTCTAAGATGCAAGGAGCAATGCAGCGTTACTCAGCAGGTGCTAGAGGTCAAGGAGTTATCCCTGGTAGTGGAACGGTTGCTTCTGGTAGTGGTGTTAGTAGCGCACCAACAACAGTAAATTACACAGGGCCAGTATTATCGTTTAACTCTGAAGCTTATGTTCCTAAATCTGCTATTCCTGAAATCATTAATAGTGCTGCAAGACGAGGTGCTCAAGAAGGTGAATCAAAAGTTTTCAGCAAACTTAAAAACTCTCGTAGTCAACGTTCCAGAGTAG